CTATATGATTCGGAATAAGTATTTGAACCGGATTGTTGTACGGTAACAGAAATTGTTGTGGTATCTACACCTGAATCAGGTATTTCAAACAGATATTTTGGATTGGCAATAGAATCCACAGTAAAAGTTAAAGTGGAAGGCAGACCTTGTTTGATATGTAAGTTGTCATATGTAGCCACATTATTAACAACATTAACAGTATTTGTATCTGTAGTAACAAAGGTATAGTTAACGCCATCAATGGATTCTGAAATGAATCGTGTAAATTTAGGTAAAGTTAATGATGCATCTGCTACTTGATTAACTACTAATTGAATCTGTGCGGCAGGAGCTATAGAAGATTTTGGAACATAATCCAACAATTTAGCGTGAGAAACTACAGAACTTCTTTGTACGGCTGAATCCAAAAACATCTCATTTGCAACCATGTTGAGATAGTATGCATTATATTGAGTATTATATGCAAGTATGTCCAAAAGATTTGAAAGTGCAGAACCTTCATAGTTGTAATCTTTTAGAGTGTCTTGTGATTGTAGAAAAGTTCTTAAACTGGACTTAATATTATTAAAATCCAATTCAGTTATCTGAATATTTGAGTTAGCTCCTGCCATTTTATCTGTTTCTCTCTAAAAGAAGTGTTACAACGGTTGGTAATGTGGCATTCTCTATATAGAATGTTAATTGTACACTATAAGCATTTTTATCTGGTACTGGATTGACAACCACACTTTGTAAATTAACCCTAGGTTCATAATTCTTTATAGTAGTTTCTATCTCAGACTCTAAAGAACTTGCTGTAAACGGTGTATCAAGTTCAAACAATAGTGCATTGATATTTGAACCTAAAGTGGGGTTAAAAGGTCTTTCAAATTCGTTAGTGAGTAAGAGATTTCTTACCGACCTAATCACAGCTTGTTCGTTGTAACTTAATGCAACATCAGCCGTCACCGGTTTCTTGGTGAAGGTAAAATCTATATCGGAATATAAGTTTAGTTTGGTTGCCATTGTTTATTTATTAAGCCTTGGAGTAAAATCGCTTTTCCAGCTCTTGGAGCTGACGGAAAAAAATCTTGGGCCGGAACGAAAAATTTCGAATTTCCGGAGAGTTAAGCATTTGGTGGTCCTGTATTACCGCCTTGTGCATCTGGATGTGTATGGGTATTCAAGTTGATGCCATTACCTATAGTTGAACCACCAACAGTTAAGTTGTTCACGACCGTAGTATCTCTACCAATCGTAGTATCTCTAGCAATAGATGCATCTCTCGCTATAGTCAAATCTTGGTGGCCAACAAAATCTAGTTCAGCTTGGATGTTCTTAGCGGACGAGATGTTTCCTTGGTTTATAATGTTACCTGTGCAGTTGATATCACCCACATGATTGATAGGACCAACAAAATTGAACGATTCTGCCATTGCGGTGTACATTCCTTCAACTTTCATAGTCATATTACCATTAACCTGAAGTTCCACATCACCACCCACCTCTAATTTGGCACTTCCTTTGATAAAAACTTTCAAATTACCTTGTGTAGACCTTTTTTCATCACCCATAATGTAGACTTCATTATTTTTGACAATAACTGTCATATTGTCATTCATAATCTTTTCTACTTTGGAACCGTCTGGATGCACTTCAAAGAAAGTGCCTGTTCTATGTGATAAAGATACTCTTTCAGCACCAGGAGTGTCATCCAACTCAAAGGTATGACCAGACTCAGTTATTGTTGAGTGGTTATATGGATACTTTGAATCGTATGGTGTTACAGGCTCACTTGTTTCATTATTTGGGTAAATTACGGCTTCAAGTTGGTCACCTTTCTGGTCATATTTTTTTCTGTTATCCACAATCTCAGTTAAAGCAGCCAACTGTTTATTGGACTGACTGAGTGCTTGTTCTAATTCTGATGGCATATTTTATCCTTGTGCATTTAATACTTTAATTCGAGCATCAGTTTCTCTTTTTATATTTCTTGAAGCACGATTGATGGTGGCATAAGTTGAAGTGAAAGCTGATTGTTTATCATCACCTGTGAGTGCGCTTTGGATTTCATCGGCCATTTTATTCCATTTTGCGGTAGCAGCATTTTGTTTTTCAAAAAATACTAATAATGTAGCTCGGTCTTTTACATCCGAATGTAATTCAGTTAACAAATATCCTTGGTCTTCGGCCACCATTTTACCAAATAAATCTAAAGAATTTTCAAATGATTTCTTTTGTGTACTAGGTGTTTTTTCCAAAGGTACTTGGTCTGGAATAGGATTTGGTGCTCGCAATGCAACCAAAGGTGCCGGTGCAACCGCACCTAGATTTGCTTTGGGTGTTTGTGCAGGCGCATCTTCTGGTGGTCTAGGATAACCAATATCTGCCAAACTAGGAAGTTTTCTTCTTAATCTTTCAGCATTACTTCTGTCCCAAACAACTGTATCTGTGCCTGAATAGATTAAATCCTCATCTTTTGTGTTCTTATATAAACTAGATTCAAAACTTGTTGTGGCTGCGGTTACACTTCCAATTGTTGCCGGACTTAATATGACAGGAGTTTTTGTTGATAATTTGCCTGCTGACAATTCTTCTAATTTACCAGAAATTGCTCCAGCAATATTCTTTGATTCAGCTTGTAATGTAGGTAAATCTTTTTCTAAAGCTGCTTTTGCTTTTGCAGCTGCTTCGTTTGCAGCTTTTTGTGCTTTTGCTATTTGTTCACTCACAGAAGTTTCAGCAGCTGCCATATTTTTTTGTGCTGTTGCTAAATCTTTTTGAAATTTTGCTTGCGCTTCAGGACCACCTAAACTACCTATCGCAGAGTTCAATGATGGTGCAGCACCACTTAATAACCCCGATAACGATGGGATTCCTCCACTACTTGAAGATAACGATTTTGTTAATGAATCCATCGAAGGTTCAATACTTGCAGCCAATGCTGAAGCTTTAGGTACCAATTTTTCCAAATCAGGTTGAATGCCTTGCAATACTTGTGCTGCGCCTTGTGCCGCACCAGCAATAGCAGTACCTAATGTTTTAGCTTCAGGTCCAGCAATATTTTGTGTGGTAGCAAAAGCTCTACTGATTATTTGTGGAGCCTGACGCATGGAATCATTAATAGCTAATTTATTTGTGTTTGGAAATCCTGTTTCTGATGGATTTCTAGCCGCTGGTTGATTTTTTGTTTCTGTTCCAGAACCGTCCGTTTGAATAGTATTTTTTACTGGAATTGCAGGACTTGCCATTAATTGAGTTGAAGTTCTTGGGTCTGTAAATCCAACTTGTGGATTGCCCGCTGCTCTAGGAATGCCAGGTAAAACACCATCATAAACAGGAAATTGTGCAGCTTGGCCATCAAAGAAAAACCCTGTTACCCAATCACCTTCTGTGGGAGTAGTAAATGTTTTTGAATTATTAACAGGTAATTTTGGCAACGACCAAGGCAACGTATCAGTAGGCATCAACATCTTATCTTCATTGTGCCAACCAAAAATACGAATACGACAGCGACCTAGATTTAAAGGATCCTGTCTGTCCTCGACAACGCCTGTCCACCAAACAAATCCATCTTTTCCTAAAAAGTTTTCCATTATGCACTCACACTAGATTTATATGCTGACTGGTCAGCGGCCTGAGGAGATGTTGGTGAACTATCTTTCGCAATCTCCAAAACAGTTTGAAAAGTATTCATGCCAACCATGTGTCTAACAGCGGTCACCAAATATTTGCCTGAATAAAATTTATCCAATTCTCTACCACCTTTAGCTGTTGGTTTGAGTGAAGGTAAATTTAATTCAATAGTTCTGCCTGCGGTAATACCTGAATCTCCAGGAATAGTCAATTTAATAACGTTGAAATTTGTCAAAGCCAACTGTGCAGTTCTTTGTGGCACAAACGTTTCTGCATAGATATCTTTTGCAACTCCACCTGGTTTTCCTTTGATATAAGATACAGAATTTTGATTGGAGTTAGAAGTCATTAATTTAAAAACGCTTTCAGCTGCTTGATTGATTGATTGACCCAATCTATTTACTGTATCATTGGTAATCAGATTCTTATTCAAAGTTTTTACATCTTTTTGAAATTTACTATAATCATAATCTGTGGTCTGATATGACCTAGTTAGTGGATCAATTGTCAATAATCTACTTGCAAATGTACCTTTTCCAATTTCTGAAATCGCATCGTATGCTTTTACGAATTCGTATTCCATAATACTGGTTATTTTTTCTTGCAATGAATCTATTTTTCCGTCCATGTTTTGCAATTGATATTTGTAAGTTGCATATGGTTTATCGGATATCATAGATTGTAAAGACCTAAAAGTGAATCCGTCTTTTGTTTCAAAAAATAACATATCAGCACCAACTAAATCCGTTTTTGCTGGTCGTGCATATGTTGATACCCAACTAATACCTTCAAAAGGCTTTAAACGTGGCATCAAAAAATCATATG